CACATCCGCTGCGCCTGCTAGTGCTTTATATGGCGCACTGGTAACAATATCCATCGTAGATGCTTTGCGTTTAGGCGCGGGGGCGGTGGGAGCAACCGCAGGAGCGGTAGCAACGCCAAAGGTCTGAGCGGCAAACGATTCAACTTCAGAAGGCGTTGCATCATCTGGGCCTTCAAAGACATGCACCGCGCCGTCTGGGCCTTGAACACGATATTTGGTAGCCATTATTTGTTACCTTCTTTTCCAAGGTACTTGAACCCACTAGTTCCTTGCGTTGCCGCTGGCTTGCCGGGTGCTTGTACTGGCGTAGCGTACTTTTTAAGACTTGGGCGGTCAAACAGTGACTTGCCACCTTCGCCACCAAACCAAGCATCTTCAGCGCCGTCATACGTGTCGTTCTTTTTCTGCCACGCATCGTAAAAATTGCGCTGTTCAACGTCACGTTTTAGTTGTGATGTGGCTACATCAATCATAAAACGATTGCCTTTAACAGTGTTTCCAAGTTGCGCGCCAGTTTGCGAAATACGTTCTGCGTCAGATGCCGTTTGTGTGCCCTTTTGTTCAAGTTGTTTTTGCAAAATGGCTTGATTAGCCGCGCCTAAAAACTTTTCCGAGTCGGCAGCGTATTTGGTTGCTTCCGGCACACCCAACGCACTAAGAAGCGAAGCGCCAACTTTTTGCGTTTCAGTACCAAAACCTGTTTTAAAACCTGCATCAAGAATTGCAGATTGTGTTTCCAACGCTGGCAAAGTATTAATTGCATTTTTTGCGGCTTTAGCAACATCTTTGTATTGCTCAACAAGCAATTTTCCCCGCTCGGCTTTCTCCGCTTTTTCTTGCACGTTAGACACGTTAACTACGGCTGCGGGCGCAAAAGTAGATTCTTTTCTAGCCCTTGCGATTCGAAACGCTGTTTTTTGGTTTTCAGGTAAATCTAACTTAGCCAAATTTCTTTCAAATTCGGATTCGGTGACTTCTTTAGGTGCGGTAAATATTGATTTACCACCTCTAAACACCGTTGCGCCAGGCGCGACGACTTGCATTTTGTTTAACTCTTCCAATTGTTTTTCAAGTCTGTCCGCTTCTTTTTGCGCTTGCGGCACATTTGGAAACTTTATTCGTAGTTCATCAATGCGAGTTTGCATTGCATTTGTATCTACGCCCAACTGATTGACCGGCGCAGCAGGAGCAACAGGCGCAGGTGCCAGCCTGTTAGCAGTAGGCATGGGAGCGCCCCCAAACACGGTTGGGGGATTTGGCCCGCTAACTGTTACCCCCGGTAGTTCCTGCGCGGGTGCAATAGCAGGCGCGGCAAAAGCTCCAGGCGTGCGGCTGGCTTGATACGCGCTACGTTCTTTGGCAGCTTGCCGTGCGTTGTACGCAGACATAATTAGCGTAGGGTCGCCTTGCGTCAACGAAAAGTTATAAAAACTATCTGCCAACTCTTCGGGCGTTCCGGTCTTTCCATTGGCAGCGCTTAGTTTCAAAAATTCATCTAAACCCGCTTGACGACGCTTAAACCCCGTCATTTCCATTTGGGCTTTTTCTTGCTGCATTGCGCCAGTTTTTAGCTGCTGCTGCGCCAACTGGTTGCGCTGCGCCTCTTGTTCACCGGCCATGATCTGGCCCCCGATATTGACGGGCTGAAGTATTCCAAAATTAAGTGCCATGATGTAACCTTAAATTAAGATGTAGGGGTTCCATCTGGGTTAAATAATGGAATGCTGCTACCACCAAACATGTTACTAAAATTAGGCTTAGTACGGCCATACAGGTTGGCAATGTCGCCATACGACGATGATCTAGCTTGAGCGCCCGCCAACAACGCATTACCTTGATTGATACCTTGTCCCATGTACGCATTACCTACGTTGGTGCCGTAAGTTCCCATAGACGCGCCTTGGTTAGCCGCTGCATTCTGCCCCAATGTCATCAAACTGCCCAACGGCTGAAGTTGGTTAGATCGGTTTGTCTGGTAACGGTTGAATGCGTTCTGGTACTCTTGCGACCCCATGTCCTGCCCGTAGCGCGTTGCGGCCCTCAAAGCCCCACCAGAAATCAAACCGCCTCTAGCCGCTGCCGACCTGTCAAGTAGCTTCTGTCCCTCGCTCAATCGGAACGCATAGCCGGGGTCTTGCTGGAAGTCAGACATGCCAAAGTCTCTGGCATACCGACCAAAGTCAGCGCTTTGCCCCGCCGCAGCGCCTTGCGGGGGTTGGTAGTTGTTCATGGCGTTCTGGTCGCCTTGACGCGCCGCAGCCATAGCGCGAGAAAGACCGGCCTCGTCAATTACGCCTGGCGTTGCCCCCAAATAAACGCCATCGCCGCCCTCCCTACCGACGCCGCCGGTATAACCTCCAGGCGACCCTTCTGACGTAAACTGCCCCGCCAACGCATTTCTGAGTTCAGCGTCGGTACGCATATACGGAGCGCCAACACCCCCGCCACCGGCTTGCGCTGGCATTCTTAGTCCGAGCAACTCCATCAGCCTGTTTTGCCCAGCTAGGCCAGCCTGACGGTAAGGCTCTTGCCCCGCCATCTGCCGGTCGAACATCTGCTTTTGCAACGCTGTTGCACGGTCAGAAGCTGCACCGGCAACGCCTGCCGCACTTTCAGCAGCGTCTGCTTGTTGACTGCCTGAAAATAGGCTAATTGCGGCGGGTACGATAAATGACCAAGGCATAATTTACTCCTGAAGGCTTAACGCCAATTTTTGCATTTCTTCCGTATTCCCAGACTCAATCAGCACTTCATCAATGTCATCCTCATCCGTGCAGTCAGTAGCGTGTACGCAATACCACACAACGTCCGTGATTGATTTTATGCCGTGATGCTTACCTGCGGCAATAGTCAAACAGGCAGGGGCATGGACAACGGACTTCTTACCATCAACCGCCAACTCGACAGACCCGCTAGCCAAGATGGACAAATGGTCATGCTTGTGGGCGTGTTGCACCAAAACGTACCCTGCTGGGATTCTGGTTTCTTTGGCGTACACACCTGAGCTAAAGTGGTGGTGGATCATCACACAATACTTGTAATGATGCCGTCAGTAACGGTCACTGTCTTTAAATCAACAGTAGTGAATGTTCCAGACGCGCCAATGTTCTTGACAGATATGGTGCCAAGGCCAGTGATGTCGGTGTTGGGAATTGTGGCCGCTGCCGTAAAAGCCGCAGTTCCGTTGCCTTTGACATACCCCGTTAGAGTTGCCGCACCCGAGCCGCCATTCGCAACTGGCAGAACACCGCTCACATGGGTTGTAAGCCCGATCTTGCCCCATGCTGGCGCTGTGTTCACGCCGCCTGAGATAAGCGCGTTACCCGTAGCAACATCAGACAGTTTCGCAAAAGTGGTAGTCGTGGCAGCGTACAACAGATCGCCCACAGCAAAAGATGCAAACCCTGTGCCGCCATTGACTGCTACAAGCGTTCCAGAGAGCGTTACAGCCCCCGCAGTAGCTGAGGCAGGGGTAAGGCCAGTAGTGCCTCCAGAAACGCTTAGAACGCCCGTGTTGGCTACCGTGATGGTGCCTAAGCCGTTGGTAACAGAAATGCCTGCGCCAGCCCCCAGCGTGTTAAGCGTGTAGCCAGTACCGTTTCCAATCAGCAATTGCCCGTTGGTCGGAATCGTGCCTAGACCCGTGCCACCAGAAGGGACGGGAAGAATGCCTGCGCCTTCGCCGGTAAAGGTGTACAGGCTGTAAAACCAGCGATACCACTGACGCGACATTGCGCCAGTGCGCTCGTCAATAATTGGCACCCGTGGCGGGGTGATCTGGGTTTGATTGCCGACAGTCATGCACTAGTCGGGCTGAGTAGCAATTCAGCCCCCATGATCGCTATCTTGTTGGGGTCGGTGCCGGAAAGTTCGTACACCCGGTCACGCAGCTTCATGGTCATGCCCAACCGACGCCAAAAGGTTCGGTGACCATACGCGCCAATTTTGCCAATTGACGACCAATGCTCGTTGCTCCAAGTGTGACCACCGTCATCTGACCAGCGCAGCATTACCTGCGGGTCATAGCCTGGCGCAGCAGGGTATGAATTGGTGACTAAGTTGTACCCAGTGATATCGGTATCTGACAACTCGTACTGGCCCAAAGGCTCAAAACCGTCCCCTGCTTCGGTGGTTAAAGTAACCCCCGATTGCGTGGCTAAAAACGTTTGCACGTACTCAGCCACAAGGTCTAACCCCGCCTCAGTGTCAATATTTTCGCTGGCATACGCAGGGTACAAATTTAGCCCAACGCCTGCTTCACAGTCTAGTTGCAGACTGTGTTGCGCCGTGCGTTTCAGATTGTTTTGGCCGGTTGGCAGCGCCCTCCACGACCGCAGCCACTTCTGGATGCCGCCATTGTCAGCGTACACATCTAGGTCAAACCGATATATGTCGCCGCTTTGGAAGTCGCCCACAATGATGTTGCCGCCAAAGTTGCACTGGCAGTTGCTGCGGTGCCGCATAAAGTCGCCGCTATCGAAACCCGCACGTTCGTGCCAGACTTGGGTGGACGCATCGTAGACCCAAGTGGCGTTGCCGCTTGGAAACGTCAGCACGTAGAAGGCATGGCCTTCTTGCTGGTAGGTGTAGGCAATAGCGTCCGAGATGTTGCCGTACTGGGCGATTGCGTACTCTATGGCATGGGTAGAAATCCTAATGCCCACATACCCGTTGGCACGGTAGACGATGCCTTGCCCCCGAGCGTCCGTACCGAGCCAAAACAAGCCGTTGTCCAGCTTGGCAATTGAGAACGCAGCAACGCAACCAATCTCGTTAAACGCGCCTTGGATGCGCTGTAGTGGGAAGTCAGCGCCGCCAATGTTGTACCAGACCTCTACCGAGTCTGTGCCAAATACCCACAGCTCGCGGTAGTTGGAAATAACAGCCACCACACCATCGGGTGCGCCTTCAGCGCTGGCAAAGTCCAACGGGTCAACTGAAGTGCCATCTAGCAATTGAGACACCCAAAGAATTTGGCTGTTGGGTTGGTTAAAGACAAAATACCCGTCCAAGTAAGCGACCGTCACCGCTCCAGCAAAGTCAGGGTCGGTGATTTGGGCGAATACGTTGGTGGCTTCGTTGTAGATAAACCCGTCAGGATTGGTGGCTAAGAATAGTTGCGTGCCGTTGTCCGCAATAGACACCGGGCCGCTGCTGGTAGTCAAAGTCCCCAACAGTTGTGGCGTGGCAGTCAGGCCGGTCATCTTGTAGAGGCCAGAACCAGAGACTACAAAGAAGTCGCTGCCGTTAGTCTGGTGCGCCCACAACGCCCGGATCGGCCCGGTGCCTACGGTCTGTAGGAAGTCAAGGCCAGGTGCGCGATTCAGAAAGCCAGGTTCCTTGCCGCCTTCTGGGATGGCCTCTGGAAACAGATTGACCATGCGGTTGTTCGCAGCGTTGATACTGCGTGCAACATAGGCCGACCCAAGAA